GGAGAAGATTGGAATCTCTGATCTTCTCTTCCTTGCGTGGAATGCGATGAAGCGTGAAGCCGGTGGCAAGCCAATCAAAGGCTATGAAATATGGTGTGAAACAGTGGCCGACGTGACAGTCGGTGACGTTCTCCCAAAAGTTACGCCGCCGGAAGCGTAAATCGAATCCTGGTGGAGTTAGCCATAGCCACAGGAATACCGATGAGCGAATGGACGACGGCGGAGCAGATTTATACGGCTTTCGAGATACTGGAGAAACAAAGTGAGCGACAACGTTGAGATTGCCTATGACAAGGCAGACCTTCGCCGCATCACTGCCGCATTTAAGGCGATGGATACAGAAGCTACTGATGCAGCTAAAAGAGAATCGTCAGCTCTTGCAGAGTTTGCTCAAGGCAAGATCCAGCAGAAGGCCATCACCAGAGGCAAGGCCGCCGACCGTATTGCCAGTGGCTCCCGTGTGTCGAAATCTTCCAAGATTGGTGAGCTCTCATTCGGCTTCGTAAGTCAAAAGTTTTCTGGTGGTGGAACAACAAAGGATCTCTGGGGCGGTACAGAGTTCGGATCTAACAAGTTTAAGCAATTCCCAGTCTGGTCAGGTAGTGGTATTCGGGGCGGATCTAAAGGTTGGTTTATTTATCCGACACTCCGCGAAATCCAACCAGACTTGATTGCTAAGTGGGAAACTGCTTTCGACAGAATCTTAAAGGAGTGGTAAATGGCCGGACAATCGCGCACACTCAAGCTTTCGATTCTTGCTGATGTAGATCAACTTAAGAAATCGCTCAATGCAGCCAATAGCGACGTCGATAGCTCCTCAACAAAAATGCTCGACTTTGGCAAAAAAGCAGGGCTGGCATTCGCCGCAGCCGGAGCTGCTGCTGGAGCTTATGCAATCAAAATCGGAATCGATGGAGTTAAAGCCGCGATTGAAGATGAAGCGTCACAAAATAAACTGGCTCTTGCTTTAGAGAATGCCACTGGTGCAACTAATGCACAAATTGCAGCGACTGAAGGATCTATTCTAAAAATGTCTCTGGCAACTGGTGTCGCAGATGACAAGCTTCGTCCAGCGTTGCAGCGACTAGCAATTTCAACTGGAGACATAAGCAAGGCGCAGGATCTTCTTACTGTTGCCCTTGATGTGGCTACTGCAACTGGAAAGCCACTGGAGACTGTTGCCAATGCAATCGGTAAAGCTTACGACGGCAATACGGCAGCTTTAGGCAAGCTAGGAATTGGATTGTCCGCAGCAGAACTCAAGACAATGTCTTTTACAGACGTTCAGCAAAAATTAACAGATTTATTCGGTGGAGCTGCTGCTGCCAACGCAGAGACTTATGAAGGCAAAATTGCAATCTTAAAAGTCAGTTTTGATGAAGCAAAAGAAACTATTGGTCAAGGTTTATTGCCAATGATTACGTCCTTAATTGATTACATCAACGAAAATGTCCTTCCAGCTTTTAATGCTTTCGCCTTAGGATTTAGTGGCAAAGGCAAATTGAAAGACGGAATGACAACAACTGAAACTGCTGCATTCGGTTTCGGAGAAACAGTCAAAGGTCTTACAACGTCATTAAGTAAAATGTTCGGCGTGTTTAATAGCGAAGCAAATACAGGTCAGAGCTCTGGCTTAGGAAAGATGATTGGTTGGCTTAATACAATCATCGCTGCTTTGGATAAGGTTGTTAAGTTTGCTTCATTTACTTTAGGTTTATTAGGTGTAATCACTGATCCAAGTAAATGGGGCTTGTCTGCTTCTGAGACGCGTAGTCTTATAGAATCAAAAATTAGCGGACAATCATTCGCTACGACAGGCGCGCCAGGTGCAATTCGCGGCGGTGGATCATCAGTGCCAGCAATCGTCGTTCCTTCTGGGGGCGGAGGAGGCGGTGGCGGAGGCGGAGGCGGAGGAGGAATTGCATCAGCAGCAGCCGGTGCAATCAAGGTTGCAGCAGCAGCAGGTGGGGCATTTACCGATTCACAGAATGCAGCTCGTCTCGCTGCTATGGGCGGTGGTGGCTTTACCGATTCACAGAATGCAGCTCGAATCAATGTCACAGTCAATGGGGCAATCGACGCCGAAGGCACTGCACGCACAATCGTAAATGTTCTCAATGACTCGTTCTATCGTGGCACTGGCGGAGCCGGCGCACTCCAGGCAATCTGATGACTCAATGGGCTCCAGTCTGGAAAGTAACAATCCAAGGCGTTGAATACACTGACGTCGTTCTAGCCAATCTTTCAATCTCATCAGGGCGCACGAATATCTACACACAGGCTCAAGCCGGTTATTGCACTCTCAATCTCATCAATCTTAATCTTGGCGCTATCACGGCTGAAATCAATGACGCAGTTTCAATTCAAGTCAAGGACACTGCTGGCGCATTCGTTCCAATCTTCGGCGGAAGCATCGTGGACGTTGCTGTGACAGTTTCACAGACTGGGTCAGTGGCAATCACTCAGGAAGTCACCATCACGGCTCTAGGAGCCCTTTCAAGGCTCCAGAAGGCCTTAACTAATGGCGTCTTAACTAAGGATTATGACGGCGACCAGATCTATACAATCCTGGAGGATTTACTCGTTAATAACTGGAGCGAGGTTCCAGCAGCTCTTACGTGGGCGAATTACACTCCAGCAACTACAACATGGGCTACTGCTGAAAATACAGGCTTAGGAGAGATAGATCGTCCAGGCAATTATGAGCTGGCCAATCGCGGATCTAGTCAGACAATTACCTGGAATCTGGTGGCTGACCTTGCGACTTCCGGACTTGGTTATTTATACGAGGACGCTTCTGGACTTATCTCCTATGCGGATTCGACGCATCGTTCAACCTACTTAGCCACTAATGGCTACACCGAACTCGATGCCAATCAAGCTCTAGGCCGTGGAATTAAGATTCAGACTAAGGCAGGAGATATTCGCAACGATGTCTCCATCGTCTGGAAGTCTGGAACGCAGACGGCTACCAGTGCAGCTTCTATCGCACTCTATGGAAAACTGGCTCAACAGATTACGACATCGCTTGAGCATTCTGCCGATGCCCTATCTCAAGCCAATTTCTATCTGACACTAAGAGCCCAGCCACAGGCATTCCTAGAATCCATCACTTTTGCACTGACCAATCCAGAAGTCGATGATGCAGATCGTGACGCTCTTATCAACGTGTTTATGGGTCAGCCGATTTCACTATCAAACTTGCCGGCCAATATGCAGTCAGGAAACTTCTTGGGCTTTGTCGAGGGCTGGCGATTCCAAGCTTCATTCAACGAGCTTTCAGTGACCCTTATTGTCTCGCCACTTCCATTCTCACTCCAGGCGATGGAATGGCAAGATGTAAGTGTCGCCGAAACCTTTAATACTCTTAGCCCTACACTTGACTACGCAGACGCGCTAGTCGTCAATTAAGGAGAAACGATGGCAAATCCAACTACCTACTTCGGCTGGGTCATGCCGACGAGCTCTTCGCTCGTTACAAATCTCCCAGCAGATTTCAACACATTCGGCCAAGGCGTTGATACGTCGCTGCAAGATTTACTCGGTGGCACAACTGGTCAGGTCTTATCTAAGACAAGTGCGACCAATATGGACTTTACGTGGGTCACTCCTACGGATCAGACGCCGCTAACAACTAAGGGCGATTTATTTACTTTTAGCACAGTCGATGCGCGTCTAGGTGTTGGCACTAACGGCCAAACACTTGTGGCGGATAGTACCGCTTCAACAGGCTTAAAATGGGCTACTCCATCAAGTGGAGCATTAACTTTGATCACAACAAATACTTTTTCTGCTCAAAGTTCAGTTTCAATAAATAATGTATTTTCATCCACATACGACAATTATCGTTTGTTATTTACATTTGATTCAGCATCAGTGAATCAAACTTACAACAGCATAAGATTGCGAGCCAGCGGCTCAGACACATCAACAAATTACAAAACTTTTAGAAACTATGGATACACAGGAACAGTTGCTTCAGGCGATTTAGACCCAGTGGGAACGGATGAGTGGTTTATATCTGACAACGGAACATCTTTTAACGGCGCTGGCGTTGTTGATATGACAATTTTCTCACCTAATCGTGCAAAATATTCAGTAGCGACTGTTCACTCAGCCTATAACTGGGGCAGTTACACAAACGCAACAGTATCGGAATGGCAGACGGATTCAACACAATTTGATGGATTCACCATTTTAGTAAATAGTGGAACAATCACTGGCAATGTCAGCATCTACGGATATGGAAAATAACTATGGAAATTAAAACTTTGCAGATTGACGTTTTAACTAATCAAACTGAACAAATTATCTTATCTGGAGACGATGCTAAGCAGTTTGTCGAGGATAGAAATAAAAGCGCTGCAATCTATGAAGCAACTAAAAAAAAGCACGAAGAAGTTGCGGAAAATAAAATAGCAGCCGTGGAAAAATTGTTAG